TATGCTGTGAAATCCTATTACCTACTAAACCATTTAAACGATTAGATGATGACAAAGGTCGTATCGCGCTATGTACCTTAGGTAGTATCAACTGGGGTGCTTTCCGTAATCCAGAAGATATGAAACGTGCTTGCCGTATTTTACAAAGGTCATTGTGCAACATCCTTGACTATCAAGATTTCTTAAGCATACAAAGTAAATTGTCTAATGATGAAATCCAACCATTGGGTATCGGTGTTACTAATCTTGCTTATTGGCATGCTAAAAAGAATTTACAATATGGCGAGAAAGATGCCCTTCAAGAAGTTAAAACTTGGATGGAACATCAGGCATTTTACCTAACAGAAGCCACAGTTGACCTAGCTAAAGAACGTGGTGCTTGTACACACAGCGAACACACACGCTACGGTAAAGGGCACTTCCCATGGGAGAACCGTGCTAAGGGTGTTAATAAACTAGCAGACTTTACACCAACACGTGAATTAGATTGGGAACAACTACGTAGCGATATGAGATCATATGGTGTGCGTAATGCTACACTGATGGCTATCGCTCCTGTTGAAAGTTCTAGTGTTGTTATTAACTCAACCAATGGTATCGAAATGCCAATGAGTTTAATTTCAGTTAAAGAATCAAAAGCAGGATCCTTCATACAGGTAGTTCCTGAATATAACAAACTAAAGAACAGATATCAATTGATGTGGGAACAGAAAGACTGTGACGCATATTTAAAAACTGCGGCAGTGATTGCGGCCTATGTAGATCAAAGTATTAGTACAAATACATTCTACAATCCAGCACACTTCCCAGATCGTAAAGTACCAACTACACTAATTGCTAAGAATTTAATGCAGGCGCATGCTTGGGGTATTAAAACATTCTACTACAGTTTAATTAACAAAGCAGGTAGTAAGCAACAGGACGAACCTAAAGAAGAAAAAATTGAAGAAGTAGTTATTGAAATGGAAGATGATGATTGCGAGGCATGTAAATTATGAGTAAGGCACAGTACGATTTAAAACACGATACCAACTATCTTAATCGCAAGATGTTCCTTGACCCAGCAGGTCCAGTTACTATCCAACGCTTTGAAGAAGTTAAATATAACAAGTTAGTAAAGTTTGAACAGACAGCTCGTGTATTCTTTTGGATTCCAGAAGAAGTCAGTTTAACCAAAGACAGCAATGACTTTAAAGATGCTGGCGATACTGTCAAACATATTTTCACCAGCAATCTATTAAGACAAACCGCCCTAGACAGCCTACAAGGTCGTGGTCCAGCACAGGTGTTCACTCCTGTGGTAAGTATTCCAGAACTAGAAGCGTTGATGTATAATTGGAGTTTCTTTGAAACCAACATACATTCACGTAGCTACAGCCATATCATACGAAATATCTACAACGTGCCAAAAGATGTGTTTAACACTATCCATGACACAGAAGAGATCGTCAGTATGGCATCCACCATAGGCAACTACTATGATGCACTACATCAGATCAATTGTCGTGTAGAGCTAGGAAACAAAGTAGACGAACAACAACATATTAAAGCTATATGGTTGGCACTAAACGCCAGTTACGGACTCGAGGCGTTCCGTTTCATGGTATCATTTGCTACAAGTCTAGCGATGGTTGAAAACAAGATCTTCATTGGCAACGGTAACATCATCAGTTTGATCTTACAAGATGAAGTTCTACATAAAGAATGGACTGCTTGGTTGATTAATCAAGTGGCCAAAGAAGATCCTCGTTTTGCTCAAGTCAAAGAAGAGTGTGCTGGGGAAGTCTATACTATGTACGAAGATGTCATACGTGAAGAAAAAGCCTGGGCTGATTATCTATTCCAAAAAGGTCCTGTAATTGGTCTTAACGCTAATATCTTAAAAGAGTTTGTAGACTATACAGCATTAGGAGCACTCAAAGACATTGGTATCAAGTATCAAGAACCATCACCCAAGACTACACCTATTCCTTGGTTTAACAAACACAGCGATACCAGTAAGAAACAAACAGCCTTACAAGAAAATGAATCAACGAATTATGTGATCGGAGTCATGGGTGAAAACGTTGACTACGATGAGTTACCGGAGTTATAAGATGTTAACAGTATATAGTAAAAATAATTGTCCTTTCTGCGATAAGGCCAAACACCTATTAAAAACAAAAAATATCGCATTCAAAGAAGTCAAGATCGATGAAGTACCTGATGCACGTGATTGGCTGATTGGTCAAGGACACCGTTCAGCACCACAGATCTACAAGGGTGATGAGTTATTTGTAGAAGGTGGCTTTCAAGGCTTGGCGAAATTGTCAGATGAAGAACTATTCAATAAACTAGGGGAAATCAATGCTTGAAACAAAAGGATATAGTAAAGACACAGTAGTGAGTTTTAAAATACTCAACGGTGACGAAATCGTAGCAAGAATCGTAGAAGAAACACATGATAGTTTTATCATTAGCAAACCAACTACAGTCATGCCTAGCCAACAAGGTCTAGGGTTGATGCAGAGCTTGTTTACCAGCGATCTAAATAAGAATATACAGTTGAGCAAAAATCATGTGATGATGCACAGTCCTACTGTAAAAGATGTAGAAAATCACTATATTAAAACCACCACTGGTATCGAACCAGTGAGCAATGGCGGCATTATTACATAGGAATCGATTATGTATCTCAATCCAACAGTAGAATACAAACACATCAGTGAATGGTTATCTACCTTGGTTGGGGAAAAGATCACACCTCGCAATCTAGTTAAACGGCTGAGCAAGCATCTCAACAAACACCAACATCCTGTTCGTGTAAAATTATATACTGGTGCTAAAGGTGCACTAGATCCAGATGAATTTACCATCGGCGCAGAATATGATCCCGGCTTGGATGAAATTAAAAAGAAACAATTCATTATCGATTTTATTCTTAATCATCCCAAGACCACACCTATTACCATAACTGCTGAAATGGCAGATAAGATGGCTATTGATCTAGTAGAAACTCTGATACACGAATATGAACATCAACGACAGTTCCGCAATCGTAGATATCGCTATCATCGAAATACCTATCGTAGTGATCACAGAGATCCAGACAAACGTGCTGATCAAGAATATCTAGGTGATCCGGATGAAATAGACGCTTATGCTCAAAATATAGCGGCTAGACAGTACTTGATGAAATATAAGTTAAATATTACTAGTGCTAGCAAGATTAACAGTCCAGATCTAAAACAGTACTACAAGGCATTTGGTAAAGATCACGAAGTAACTAAATTGTTATTGAGAAAGGTACGGGCAAACGTAAAATACTTTAAGGAGAATGACAATGGCAAAAATCACAGACGAGCATTTAAACGACCCCAATTTAAACGTAGATGATGATGTATTAGGTGACATCGCTCCTGAGGATTATGTATTCGTCATCAAGCCCAATGGTGTCCTTAAAGGTATAAGCCTACCTGAAGTAGACGCTGAAACCAGCCCTGAGGTGGAAGAGATATTTAATTTCTTTATACGTCAAGCCGGTGGTAAAAATTATCTAGCCAGCACCACTATTCACTAGACTACGCAATTCAAATAGTGTAGCGATAACATCACCTTCGTGTAGGATCGCCTTACCACCAGCCGCACGCCATTCGTCGATGTTGCTAGGACGATCATCGATCAGCACATCATCAGGACTCTTACAGTGTACATGTTTGTCGTTGCTGTAAGGACCAAAGAAAACAGGAATTCCTGGCCAGCGTTGATTGATCCAATTGATCTTATCCCAATGTACCCAAGGCACATCATTCTGTCTGGGAATAGCAGTTAAAAATCTGACATCCATGTCTTTATCTTTAGCTAGTTGACAGACTTCTCGTACTAGTCGATCAGCATCTGGCATCTCGGGCAAGTCTCTATACACACGTTGGTTAGCTGAAATCAACGCCCATCCTTCTTGATCGTATCTGACACCACCCGGCGTTCGAAAACCTACTATTGGTTCTGCGTAGCCATCAAAGTCTGACACTACACCATCCATATCTAAATATATTGTTGCCATTGTTATCCTCTTAGTCTAATTCGTTTTTAATGCGCCATACGGCCATGCGTGTCTTGGGGCCTATAGTGCCTGTGGGCTCTATACCTTTTGAACGTTGAAATTCAATGATCTTTTCACGTGTGGATAGATCTGGCATACGCTCACGACATACTTTATGATACTTATCAAAGACATTAACCAGGTTACAGATCGGA